CTCCAACGTAACTATCTTTGTAAGCTACTCTAGTTGTTCTATTTTCTGGCAAAGCATTTGCTGTCATGCCAGGTACTTTTTCACCAAAAATATCAAAATACCAACCATTCAGATATTTTAATAAAGTCAAATTAGCATCCAACATAAAGGTAAGGGAAAATTCTGTAAATACCCTTGTATGTGGATAATCTACAGCACCAAGACCTGTGTACAGTCCAACTTGTGTCCCAGTTGCAGTATTCATGTTGGGAAGTTGAGCTTCGTCACAGAAAAACTCTACACATTGTTGATCAGGAAAATATTTCGCTGCATTACCTTTGATTTCTACAACAAAGTTATTACTGAACGACATTCCGCCGCCGCTGCTAACTTTCGTTATGAAATCGGTAAGTCCATGACCTTTTTGTATAGACACGCTAAATACCTATGTTGGAACACTTATATTTATGGCGTACTCTGGATATTTCAAACCGAAGAATCCTACGAAGTACCGTGGCAACCCGACAAACATTGTTTATAGGTCGCTATGGGAACGCAAGTTCATGGTGTTCTGTGACAATAACCCTAGTATATTACAGTGGGGGAGTGAAGAGATTATCATACCATACAGAGCTCCTGATGGTAAGATAAGAAGATACTATCCAAACTTTTATATCAAAGTTCGTGAAAAGTCTGGTAATCTTACAAAATATATCATTGAAGTAAAACCCAAAAAACAAACACAACCACCGAATGACAAAGATAAACGAACTGCCTCGTATCGTAATGCCGCACTGACATACGCAAAGAACCAAACTAAATGGTCCGCTGCTCGTGAGTATTGTGAAGACAGGCAGATGAACTTCTTAATACTAACCGAGGATCATTTAGGAGTATGACAAATGGCAACTGGATTCGCCGCTATACAGCGCAACAACGTAAATAAAGACCCAGGATACAAGACACTATTTGAAAGAGTATCCGCAGCAACAGGAGGAGAGAAAAAGTCTCTCTCTTGGTATCGTAATGCAGTCAAAGCAGAAGCTAGTAAGTATAAAAAGAACTTTGGCAAGTATATCTTAGACGAAAAACGAGATAGAGTTGGTGCTGCACCAGAACAAGATTCAAATGAATTGCGTAGGTATACTGTAGCAGGTCACCTATACATGTTTGAGTATAACGCAAAGATGAGATGGTTACCTTACTATGATAGGTTTCCACTAGTATATGTAATCAAAGCAGTAAGTAAAACTGAGTTCTGGGGTGCTAACTTGCACTACCTTTCTCCAAAGAGGAGAATAGTAGCTACCAGAAAGTTAATGCAAGGTAGAATTGACATTCCTAAGAGATGTTTCCATAAATACCTAAGCCCACACGTAGATGGGTTATATCTTGATCTGGCTTCTTCAGAATGGGACACTGCTATCCTGTTACCGACAGAAGATTTTGTGAAAAACGTAAATGGTATGGTATTCCCAATAGATAAAGATCTAGTCTGGGAAGACACTGATGAGAATTTCTACGATAAAATCAGAGGTCAAAGAGTAGTGAAAGGATACGGCACCAAACAATCTAAGGAGATGTCTAAGTAATGGGAGCACCCAGTTATCATTCAAGCGAAGTTGCATCTCAATATCTTAAACCAGGAGATTGGGTCAAAGGTCAGACTGGACGTTCTGCATCAAAAAATGGTGCTTCTGCATATTATGTGTGGGATGGCGACAACTGGAAAGGTGTGGGTAGACAACCTCCTGGTGATGAAGTCAAGGGAGAAAATTGGAATAATGAAACTAGTTCATATGGTGATTATTCTTATACCAGTCCAGATGCTGAAACAGGTCCAGCATATTCTGCAAGAGTAGCTACAGAACTAAACGAATCAACAATCGGAAGGATTAAACCACTACCAGGACCAGATGAAAACTATGGTTCTGATAATGTTTTAAGATATCCAGGTGGTCAAGACATTGGAGCAAGCACTGACTATGTTTTGTTCCAGTTCAAAAGATATGCTCCACCATTCAAGAACAGACCAAAGGTTAGTAATAGTGATCTGAGCAAAAAAATCGAAGATCTTTCAGCATGGGCAAAAGGTTCTTACGATTACAACCAAGGAGACGAATACAAAGACGCTAACCACGAAAACTTTCCAACAATTGCAATGTACATGCCAGAGGATGTATCCACTGGTTTCAGAGGTAACTGGGGTGGTAAAGCATTTAGTACCATTGGTGCAAATTTGCTAGCTGCTGCAGGACAAGAAGGATTAGATAAAAAACTCCAAGGACTTGTTGGAGGTCTTGGAGAAGCAGCAGAAAAATCTGGTGGTATGCTTGCTGCTGCTGCTTTAAGAAAGAGTATTCAATCAATTACTGGTGACACACTCAGTAATGATGATGTTTTTGGATCGATCTCTGGAGCGATCATGAATCCTAATACAGAACTACTGTTCCAAAGAGTTGACATGAGAAACTTCATGTTGAAATTCAAGTTAGTTCCTAGAAATGATACAGAATCTAAAACCATTAATCGTATCGTAAAGACATTCAAGGCATGTACTTTACCAATGAGAGATCCAGGCAAAGTCTTTGGATTTAATAAAAGTGGGGACAATAGTGGAATTATTTCTGGATTTATTGGTGTACCTCACCTATGTAAAGTTTCTTTTATGAGAGGTACTGCAGTACATAATGTTCTTCCTATCTACAAGATGTTAGCTGTAACTCAAGTAGATGTAAACTACACACCAGATGGTGCTTATGCTACATATGGTGATGGACAACCTGTTGCCATAGAGTTGGCAATCAATTTCCAAGAAACAAAAATCAACTTTGCTGAAGAAGTTCTTAGAGACAGTATCCGATAATGTATTTTTCTATTGTTCCAAACATACAGTACGACGAGAAACCAATCAAGTTTCCCTTCTCAGAATCTGATTTTGTAATTGCGAAAAACTTCTTTCGTAGGTACAAAGTCAGTGATGATGTGTTTTCTAACATTACACTGTTTAAAAAGTATGCCATCAAGGATGGAGAACGTCCAGATAGTTTAGCTAATGATGCATATGGAACTCCTTTCTATGACTGGGTGATTCTTCTGATTAATAACATGGTCAATGCACAATACGATTGGCCAATGAATAACTATGAACTATACAAAGTGCTAGAGCAAGAGTTTGATGATCCATACAGTGAGATTCACCACTATGAGACTGCTGCTGTAGGACAGTATGCTGCTGGTCTACATGTTGATGAAACATTCTACAATGGACAGCATAAGATTAATATCAATGGAAATATTGTATTAAAAAACGGCAATGAGATTGCAAGTCCCATTACCGTTGCGGAGTATTATCAAGCAGAGAATGAAAAGAAAAGAGAAATCTATCTCCTCAAACCAGCATACTTACAATCTTTCGTAGAAGATTTTAGAAGTCAAAACATTTACAATAAAGACTCCAATTATATCAATCAACAATTAAAGAAAACTGGTTGACTTTTTCGGGCAAAAATTTGCCCGAATTTTTTTTCCAGTTTTATGGAATTCACTAGTCAATATAGTCACAGGTCTCAGGATGTTTCCTGAGGAACTGATGTACATGACCATGAACATCTACATCTAGACTATGATGTGCTCTGGTGTGGATCACTTCAATCATTCCTAGAGTTCCAACTAACATTAAATTAAAGAGGGTAACTGGATGACCCAGTACCCTCAAAAACTTTGTCAAGTAAATCACCTGATGAACTTGTCCATACGAAGTTTAATATAATACATCCCGATGACCCAGAGGGAGAAGAGAAACCCTTCTCCGTAGGACATGGAGTTCCATGCGTGAACTACATCCATATCAGTCCTCTGCAAGTTTAGCAAAGTAGGAGAGAGCATCGTCGTCTTCAACGATTGCCTCTTCCTTCACAGGAGAAGGAGTGATGTCAGGAGCATTAAAGCTATCACTAGCGTGATCATAACCACGACCCTCACTCTCATCCTCATAAGTTTCAGGATCAACCTTACGAGGAGCAGGACGTGAACTGATGCCAAGCACCATGTTCAGACGACGCTCAAGATCCTCATAGGACTTGAACTGATCCCTAGCAGTGAATGCTTCGAGAGAGTGTTCCTTCTTCCAGGTTGCTTCAAGTTCATCGTCGTCTGCACTGAGAGCAGAGACGCTATCGAATTCAGAACTGTCATAGTTCCAGTAACCTGCAACCTTCTTGATCTTCAGTTTGAAGTTAGCACCTTCCCAAAGGTCA